CTTTGCTACTGGTGGCTATGAAACTAAAAAAACAACTGAAAATCTATATAATGGTCCAAGTTGGTTCGCTGATAATATGAAAGATGTGTATTAATTGGTAAGCAGTCTAATTACATTCCAATTGAGGTTAAAATGAACGATAACGAAAATATGATAACTTGGGGTGACGATAATTCTAGCAGAAAAGATGCTATGGATCAGTTCTCAGACAATATCGACTCGTATGCTGGATTGTCTAAGTCTACTGGTAGTCATTACAGAAATTTTATAGATATTGAAACCAATCGCTCAGTTCGTCCTCAGTTTGGAGCTAACGATTATTATGCGTTTCGCCCCGGCGAGTCTGTTCCCAACCAGCAGCGTAGAATTATTAAGATGTGCATGGATGCTTACGACAAGGTTGGGATTATCAGGAATGTCATAGATTTGATGGGAGACTTTGGTAGTCAAGGTATACAGATCGTCCATAGAAACAAGAGCGTAGAAAAATTTTACCAGCAGTGGTTTAGTTATATTAATGGTAAAGAAAGATCAGAAAGATTTTTAAATAATTTATATAAAACTGGTAATGTTATTGTATACAGAAGCTATGCTAATGTTACGCCACAATTGCAAAACTACATGAAAGCATTATCTAATGATATCAAAGTCGAAGTTCCAAATATGGCTAGAAATGTTGTGCCTTGGAGATATAACTTCTTCAACCCCCTAACCGTCAAACGAAAAGATGGCGACTTATCATTATTTTTAGGTCAAAAGCATCACACAATTACAACAGATTCTTTTTTCGATAAGTTTACTTCTAATGATATACCACACCATGTCCTAGATACTTTACCTGTTGCTATCAAAAGAGATATTAAAAATGGAACTAAAGACATACCTCTAGATCCAGAAAGACTTGGCGTATTTTATTACAAAAAGGATGATTGGAGACAGTGGGCAAACCCCATGATTTATGCCATCCTAGATGATATCATCATGTTAGAAAAGATGCGACTTGCAGATTTGTCTGCTCTTGATGGGGCCATATCTAATATTAGACTCTGGACTATCGGTAGTCTAGATCATAAGATTTTACCAAATAAAGCTGCTATCAATAAGTTACGTGATATCTTGGCTAGTAATGTTGGAGGCGGTACTATGGAGTTAGTCTGGGGTCCAGAACTATCTTTCCAAGAATCTAGCAGTGAAGTATATAAATTTCTAGGCTCTGAAAAGTATAACTCTGTCCTTAACAGTATATATGCTGGATTGGGCGTTCCACCTACATTAACTGGCATGGCTAATAATGGTGGAGGTTTTACCAATAATTTTATTTCCCTCAAAACTATGCTAGAACGTCTTCAGTACGGAAGAGATCTCCTACAAAAATTCTGGGAAAAAGAAATTGAGATAGTCCGAAAGGCTATGGGTTTTAGATATAAGGCTCATATTCAGTTTGATCAAATGACACTATCCGACGAGGCTGCTACTAAGAATCTCTTAATACAGCTAGCAGATAGAGATATTATAAGTCATGAAACACTTCTAGAAAGATTTAATGAAATACCTCAAATTGAAAATATTAGATTGAAACGAGAGCTAAGTAAGAGAGACACTACTGGGCCAGAAAAGGCAGGACCATTTCATCCTCCACCAAAGCCAGCAGATGGGGTAGATCCTAAAGATCGTGACACTACAACTCCAGATAAAATTACAGATATAGACGCTGATAATGGTAGACCTCTTTTTAAGAAAGACGATGGACCTAGAAAGAAAAGAACTTCCAAACCTAGAACAGATGTTAGTATATCTGATATGATCGTTTGGGCAGACTCTGCTTGGGAAGAATCTTCTGATATAGTCAGCGAAGCATTCATCAGTTCTCTTGGTAAGAAAAACCTCAGACAGCTCACAAAAGCACAAATATCTGATCTTGAAGAGTTAAAAGTTGATGTTTTAACCAATCTTGATATTGGCACAAAAGTGACCGCTGAACAAGTATTTGACATATTAAAACATAACAAAAAAGCACCAGCTGAGTTCAAAGATATATTGAAAAATGAAAATGTCGATATTTCAAATATGGGCATAGATTTATACAGAAAACAAGTGATAGGTTTATATGTAGAGTCAAAAGTCTCTTAAATCTATCTTTTTTAGTTTTTTGTGTATAATCCATTTGAGAGGTAATATATGAAAATATACCAACAAGAAATCATGGATGGCGTTTCTGACGCTGTGCTGTCTAGTAATAGTATAGCCTGCGTGTCAGAAGCTTCATTGATTGATAAGTCTTCTACAGACATAGACGATTTATTACATAAAATTAAGGCCGATGCTAACCCAGAGCAAATAGATTTACACTATTTAAAGTCTGTTTTGGTCTCCACTGGTTGGAACAAAAACGATGATGTTTTTACATCGCAAGCGACATGGGAAGCGCGTAACACGCCTGAAGATAAACAATTCAATTTTATGCACAATGAAAATGATATTATTGGGCATATTACAGGAAGTTATGTTGTTGATAAAGATGGCAATCAAATAGATAGTGAAGAAGCTCCTAGTGAGTTTGACATTATCACTGAAGCTGTTCTTTACAATAGCTGGACAGATCCAGAAAATAGACAAAGGATGGAACAGATTATTGCTGAGATCAAAGAAGGCAAATGGTTTGTTTCTATGGAATGTTTATTTGCTGGTTTTGATTATGCCTTAGTAGGTGATGATGGAAGTTCTAAAGTTTTGGCTAGAAGTGAAGATACTTCATTTTTGACTAAACACTTAAGAGCTTATGGTGGCGAAGGAACGTATCAAGGTTATAAGGTAGGAAGATCATTACGACAAATATCTTTTTCAGGCAAGGGGTTGGTTGCAAAACCCGCAAATCCAAGAAGCGTTATTCTTGATACTAGTAAGGCTTACTCTAACGATTCAGATAATTTAAAACCTTCTATAAAAGGAGAAGTTAATATGTCAGACGTAAATGTTTTGGAAAAGCAGATTGCAGATCTCAAGAGTGAGCTAGTATCTGCTAAAGAAGAAAATGTTGCTCTTCAGGCATCGCTTGATGACGCAACTTCAAAGGAGCATACTGAAGCTATTGCCAAGCTTGAAAGCGACATCGCTACACAAGCTGAAGCAATGAAGACTCTTGAAGAGTCTATCGCTGCTAAAGATGCAACCATCGCAGAACTTCAAGCAGCAGCCGAAACAGCTGAAGCAGATATGAAGGAAAAGATGGAAGAACTTCGTAAGATGAAGAAGAAGGAAGCAGACATGAAGAGAAGAGCTTCCCTAATCGAAATTGGTTATGATGATGAGTCAGCTGACGAAGCTGTTGCTTCTTACGCAGATTTCGACGACGATGCCTTTGAAGCTATCCTCGCAGCTGTAAAAGATGTTGAGGAGATGAAGAAGAAGAAGGCAGACATGCACGGCGACAAAGAAAAGAAGAAGGAAGAAGCTGCACCTAAAAGCGAAAAGCCTGTAAAAGCTGAAGAAGCTGAAGAAGCTGAAGCAGAAGAAGTTACTGAAGAGCTTTTCGACGGTGTTGATTCGACTGAAGCTACTCTTGTTGACGCTTCTGACGATACCGATGAACTTGAAGCTACAAGAGCGAGTGTCGCTGAGTGGCTCGAAAACAATGTACTTCGCAAGTAAGTAAATAATATACTATAAGGAGAATTAAACATGGCTCTAAAATCAGATAGATATGAACTCCAGACTGATATCAGCTTTTTCTACAATGCTGGCACGGCTGATCGTGGTTGTGTTGTCGTTCATGATACAGCTGGTTCAGGTGCTGCTATGGATCAAGGTGTAAACCTTGTAAAGAAGCACACTTCTGGCACTCCAGTTGGCATTCTTTTAAATGATGTTGTCAATAAGGATTTGACAAGAACACATCTTAATCAGCACAAGGATGAGGTTCAAAAGGGTGGCAAGGTTACAGTCCTTCGTAAAGGCTATGTAATTACTAATGCTATCGAAGCTGCTGGTGGCGCTTTTGTTGCACCTACAGCTGGCGCAGCTGCTTACAGTAGTACTGTTACTGCTGGAAACATTGCAGCTGGTAATACTTCTGGCGTTCTCATGGGAAGATTCCTTGGTGGCTTGGACTACGATGGATATGCCAAAGTAGAAATCAACCTACCCTAATAAAACATAACTTAAGGAGAAATTTAATATGCCTACTAATGAAAGACCTAGTGATGAATTCATTAGTCTCCTGAAGAAATCAGGGGACGGTGATGTAAACGTAGCACAAGCTGCCCAGCGAGAATTCGCTAAGGCTCTTGAGCTGCCACTCCGCAAGGGTGTCCTTGTCGGAAACATTCTTGGTGACATCTTTGAAACAATCAATGTAGAAGCCGGTTCAACAACTGAGTTTCCACTTGATCTTATCAGCCCCGGCCTTGAAGGTGAGCATGTAGCTTACACGAATCCCGGTCATGGTAGAATTCCAGAACGTTCCGTTGAAGGCGATTATGTAATGATCCCAACTTACAGCATCGCATCTTCAATCGACTTCTTGCTTCGATATGCTAGAGAAGCTCGATGGGACGTTGTTGGTCGTGCCATGCAAGTTATGGAAGCTGGTTTTGTTAAAAAGATGAATGATGACGGATGGCACACGATCCTCGCTGCTGGCGTTGACCGTAACATCCTCGTTTTCGATGGTGACGCAACATCTGGACTTTTCAGCAAGAGACTTGTTTCTCTAATGCAGACAGTCATGCGTCGTAATTCTGGTGGTAACAGTGCATCAACTGGTCGTGGTCGTCTTACTGACCTCTACGTTTCACCAGAAGCTCTTGAAGATGTCCGAAACTGGGGTCTGGATCAGGTTGACGAAGTTACTCGTCGAGAGATCTACACTGCTCCAGAAGGTGGCGCTCCAATTACGCGAGTATTTGGTGTCAATCTTCACGACTTGGATGAGATTGGTGAGCAGCAAGAATATCAAACATTCTTCACTTCCGATCTTAGTGGCGCTGTTCATACTAGCGACGTTGAGCTTGTCATCGGGCTTGATCAGTCGTCTAACGACAGCTTCGTAATGCCTGTCAAGGAGCAGCTACAGGTCTTTGAAGATCCTACTCTACATCGTCAGCAACGCGCTGGATACTATGGCTTTGCGGAGCTTGGTTTTGGCGTTCTCGACAACCGAAGAGTGCTTCTTGGCTCATTCTAAGCTAGTCTTAGAGAGCATAAAAACTAGCCACCCTCATTTTGCTTGGGGGTGGCTTTTTTTGTGTATAATACAATAGAATTCTATGTCAGGACTCTTGTTTTTAAGGAGACAGAATATGGCCTCTCTTTCAGATTATTTAGAATCTGGTATATTGACCCACGTATTTGCGTCAGGTACTTTTGCAAAACCTTCTAATCTTTCAGTCGCCTTGTGTAGCGGTGTCCCTAAAGATAACGATACAGGAGCAACTATACCAGAGCTACCCAGTGGTGTCGATAAAGGAAACGTAGCGACTTCTACTGGATATGCTAGAGTTAGCTTAGGCGCTCCAAATGTGTCGCCTCCTACTTGGAACGATGTTGGATACGACGTTTCCACAACTTACGCTGTGTTTCACCCAGCTGTAGAGGTACACGAAAGTGGTTATTATTATCCATTATATCTAAACAGCGGTGTCGCACAAAGCAATACAAGCACAACGGTATCTCTTAGAACTTTTTCAGAATTTCCCGGTGTTGAGTTTTTCTCGGCTGATAGCGCATATCAGTCTGGTCAAAATACTGATCCCGGTTTTACACTATATCAAGGAAATGGATTTATAAGAAATAGAAATAGTATTGTATTTTCTACAGCTTTAACCGATTGGGGTTCTGTCTCTGGAGTAGCGATTGTTGACGCTTCTGGCTATGGAGCAGGAAACCTTTTAATGTACTCTCAACTTACTAACCCAAGAATTGTGTATACTGGTGACAATATTAAGTTTGACGTTAACTCACTGGAAATTAGCTTCAGATGATTCTATCTAGAGAAACTTTAGTAAATAATATAACTTCAGAACTAGCAGATAATTCAACAGGTGAGATATCGCCTGCTGATATTAGACATAATATGCTAGACCTGATTGATTCTGTACATATCTTATTGTCAGGTCAATCTATACATACTAATAATTTTGCAACACCAGAATTATTGTCAACTAAGGTTGGCGCATTAGCTCTTGATAAGTATAATCTCAATGGATATTCCACAAGTGGTAATACTGCTGTTGGCTATGCTGCTTTAGAAAATAATTATACAGCAGGTAGAAACAGTGCGGTAGGAGCCTTTGCTTTAAATTGCAATGTTCACGGTAGTGGAAATTCTGCTTTAGGATATCATTCTTTAGCTGGTAACACTACTGGTTTTGGAAATGTTGGTGTAGGTCCGTATGCTCTTAACTACAATAAGCTTGGTAATTTCAATATAGCGATTGGTCATGGAGCTGGTTATTACGCTGATAGAACGACATCTTATAAATTATTTATAGCTGCCCACGGTGTTGATGATACATACATTTGCGACAATAGACCGGGATCAGGCTTGGTTCCTTTGATGTATGGCGATCTAAGTGGTATTAAATTAGGTATAGGCACTAGAGGCTTACATGGCGATGGTGTTCTTCAGACCTCTGGAAATATCACAGCTGCCTCCACAAATTTATTTGATTTAGGTACTAATAATTATTATTGGAAAAAGACTCATTCAAAAGAGCTATCACTGTCCAGTACGTTAGGAATGAAAGAAAACACTTCTGGTATTCTAACTAGTGGCAATTTAATTCCAGCTGCTACAAACACGTACAATCTTGGTGCTAGCGGTTTAAAGTGGGACACTGCCCACATTCGCAGTTTGTATGCTGGATACATATCAGCTCTTGAGATGACTCATTACAAAAGCTCAAGAATATTTTTAGCTTCTAGTGGAACTTTTAATGGAATTGATGGCGGTGGCGTTAGCGGTATATATGATTATTTTTCTTTGAATCCTGAGTCCGGTCAGGCTTTTGCTTATCTTCCTCCTTCTGCTGTTTTGAACGCTGGCCTTACAATAAAGACGACAAGTGGTGATTATAATTGGGTCTTTGATACTAGCCCAGAAATATGCGGTGACACATACACTAGATGGAAAAGTAATATTGGTATTGAGCTAGAGAATAATCAATACATTAAAGCGCTTGGTATGGTTGCTAATAATTCTTGTAATGGATTTTTTGCAAATAGTGGTCAATTGTTTGGTGCTACTAAAAGCATTTATGATAATAGGGGAACTGTCGCTGGCTTGGGAGAAGTTAATTTTATATCAGATAATGGAGATCATATAACAGATTATACCACAAGTATGATAGCTGCAAAGAGTGGCGTAAATGTAGCTCAAAGATTCATACTTAGAGGCAACAATAAAGTTCAAACAGGTGGTCAAGATAATCTTACTGGTTTTTCTCTCACAGCTTTTGATGCATCAGGAATAACTAGCACGGCTAATCTTGATAGATTTGTTATAAGCTCTTATGATAATTCACCTAATCCAACTAATCATGTAATGGTAATGAAAAACACTGTTACGTCTAGCGGTGTTTTTGGAGTTAACAATTTTGGAACTGATGGTGGACTAATTGTTCCAAATACTATTTTGAATGTTAGAAGTAAAGAAAGCGCTATAGCTAGGATTACAGCTGAAAATGATGGCGATGATATTTATAGTTCTTTACAATTACTAACCAATACAAATTGTGAAAGTGATGGTGGTGAACTTAGATTTAAAAATTCAAGTAAATCATTAAATATAAATGTATATAAAGATTCTGGCGTTTTTGAATTTATGTGCATGTCTGGAATACCTTCACATGCTACAAATGCCAGTGGTCAAATTGGATTGATGACTAGTGGTAATACTAATGAAATGCTCACCCTTGGGTGTAGCGGTCATCCCAATGCTGCCTTCTCTATATACAGAAGCAAGCAACAGCCTACATCAACTGGCGAATTCTATAGCAGCATCTATGTATCTGGTATCACTGACGCTGGTATAAATTTAGATGCTGACGAACAATTCTCAGTAGACAATAGATCAGACACTTTGATGTTTATTGATCACAGTGGTAACAAATTTGATTTAGTTGAAAATATTTGCGACTATACTACAGGTTCTACTTACTACGATACAAGAAAAAATATAGCAATTGGTCAACATGCAATACAAAAAAGATGCAACCTTACAACTGACGCTGGAAACTCTAATACTGCTTCTGGAAATACTGCGATAGGACATAGCGCCTTGAAGCATTTGTCTTCTGGACATTGTAATACTGTAGTCGGTCATCACGCTGGATCTTTACTAAACTCTGGTCAGTTTAACATTGGCATAGGTTACAGGGCTTTTTCTGCTTCTCAACTAGATGATGGCAATGGATCAGTAAGTAATAGTGGTACTTCTTACAATATAGTTATTGGCAATGAAGTTGGAGATGTTTCTACTGATTATAATTTCATTGTAGGCGCTAAGAGCGGAACCTTGTTGATGAGTGGTGTTCTCGGTCCTACTAATGACAACAAACATCTATACATGCCTGAAGGTAAACTAACACTACAAGACCAAAATCTTGAACTAAAACTAAACGCTGCGTCTATAGAAGTTATAGATACTTCTGGAACATTACCTACAGACTCTTTAAACTTTAGGTTTAGTGGTAGCGGAACCCATGCTGGTGATGCTATGGTTATCAATCATGCTGCTAGTCCTATGAGCGTCACTACAAATTATCAAGTTGCTTCCTCTGGTAGACCTTTTGCTGAAGTTAAGGGCGACTTAAGAGTAATGGCAGCTCTTAGGTTCAGCGATGGAACTAGCATGACAACTTCACCTGACGCTGATATAGCTGCTATTAGCGGTGCTGTTGCTGGAATTAATGATTTGTTTGCCGAAGGCTTTGCTACCCAAGATATAGATTATGCAGGGTCTTATGATAATCCTACTGTTGGAACTATGACTAACGGTGGATCTACGTATACTATTTTTAATAGAGACAAACATTCTAAAATTACAACTGGCGATTATGTTATAGCCTTGAAAATGGGAGATGAATACAGACCTATCTGGATTAGTAATCATGAGTCTGTCTGTACATGCTGTGGAAAATAAGGAACTAAAACATGGGAATTCCAAGACACACTTGCCCTTCACCGTCAAACCCATATTTGACGTATACTGCTGCAACCACAACCACAGCGACTCCCGCATCATCTATTGACCCCAGCGGATTTATTGTGTATCCGTCTGGAGAACTGTGTAAAGGCGACGATGTTAATATTGCATCAGGTTGTAGTTATTATATTGACACACCTTTAGATCTTGCTCAAGGCGAGAATTGTTCTTTGATTTCTATCATTCCAGATAATCAAGGATGCACTAAAGGAGCTATTATATCTCATAGGTGCTGCGAATCTAACAGCACTATAAATTTGTTAATTTCTGAAGCTGTCGGTTTATGTTTTGATCACAGTGTTACACCACTTCTTAAGAGCGGTTCTGTGACAGCGAATAGACTGTCTAATTGCTCTTACAACCCCTTACCATGACTAGGTTAGTTTCATGCCAATTTCTTCTGGATCTGAAATTCAAGGACTAGTAGCATGGTTTGATGCTGCTGATAGTAGCACTGTAAAATTAGATTCTAACGAAGCTGTTTCTGGATGGCTTGATAAAACAGGCTCAAGGCGTGATTTGCTTATACACACTGAGCCTAGTGGTGGAGGCACTCACCCTAGTTATACAGCTACTAGAGGCACTTATGGAACTGGTAAAGTTATTAAAAGACTACCAGTTGTTGGTGTCTCTGGATACTCTTTCTATGCTAAAGATCCCTTATTTGAACAAGACCAAAACTGGAGTGTAGTTGGTGTATTTTCTCCCACTATAGATTATTATAACCCATCTCCTATTGGTCAGAATGATTTTGATAATGATACTTATAGACTTGAATCTATTCCTGCGCACTTCGCTGGCGGTTTCATAAACCCTAAACTAAGTCCTCATGGATCACCCTCTGCAACCCAGTACTATAAATATCAAGATCCTAGACCTGAAGTTGGCACAATATATTATAATTATAAAGGTCGTGCGCATCCTTCGTCTCGACAATCGGATGTATATCTTTACGCTGGCGATGTTGCTACGATTGTATGTAGCGGTCACATCAACCTTAATGTGTCTGGAGTGTTAGATCAAACTGGCTCTTCTAAATCAGAGCTAGGTCATTTTGAGTCTGTTCCATCTGTACGCTTAAGCCCAAATGGTTTTACAGATGGCACACCTATGCAATATTCTGGGTTAGCTGTTTATTCAGGCCAACTTTTAGCTAGAGTTGGTGATGAAATTTTCCCATTAAACTCTGGATTAAATACTATATCTCCGTATTCTAATAATGGTTATATTAAATATTTTGTAGCAGACCCTGTTCCTTTTCAGGATACTAAAGCTTACACTGGATCAAATAACCGTGGTCCTGTTAATAGCCGTAATGATATTAACAGAAAAATAATTACTTATGGAGGCTTGAATTT